TTATATAGAGGATGACACTTCGGTACATACTTCCCATTAACATACATTCTATTTGGATTACTGTTTGGATTATGTGTTTTTCTATTAGGATTATTACAATCCTTACACTGTGTTCTATTAGTTTTTCTCCAAGAAATATTCCAGTTAGTATCTGTTAATTCTACACCACATGTGTTACAATTTTGTTTAGTGAGTTTCACTCCAGTTACCTCCTATCTTGTATTCACCATCTAAAGGACAGCGAAGGTTAAAATATTCTCCTGCTTTTACTATGCTTTCTACAGCCAATCCTCCTACAAAATCAGCTTGACTTTCATCTACTTCTATCTGCCACTCATCATGTATATTAGCTACAAATTTATATGTAATACTATTTAGTTTTAATATATCATCTAATATAACTAGAGCTTTCTTCATAACAATAGCACCTGCACCTTGCAGTAAAGTGTTCAATGCTGAATGTTGATTACGAACATAAAGCTTTCTACCGTCTAATCCTTTGAGGAATTTTTTTGTTGAAGCTCTTTGTACTCTGTCTCTAAGAGACTTAAATGTAGGCTTATTATCAAAGAAATATTGTCTAGCTCTCTTACCATCTGCTGTATTTCCTCCGACCACTTTACCAAGCTTTTCATCTCCTGCTCCGTACATAAGTGCATAGATGAATGTCTTTGCCTTATCTCTTGATTCAAGTTTTGCAAGTTGTTGATTAGAGGTGTGTATATCTCCATTGATGATTTCATTTGTGTACTCCTCGTCAGCCATATAATGTGCTAACATTCTAATTTCTAAACCACTAGCATCTACACCTAGTAGTACATTACCTTCTTCTACAATCCAACAAGCTCTACATTCTTTACCATAAGGACTATGAGAACTAGGAACTTGTGCCATGTTAGGACTTCTATGTGTCATTCTACCGGTGATAGCACCGTTAGGTATAACAAAACCATGAACACGTCCATCATCTTCAGTAGCTTCTATCCAAGAATCTATCTGGGCAATTCGTTTCTGTAATAAAAGAAACTGTGCTATAAGATTAGCTTCGTGTATATGTGTAATCTCTGATAAAGTTTTCTCATCTACTATAGGTTGACCAGTAGGTGTGAACCTATCAGGTTTCCAACCAAAGTCAATAAGGTATTCACCAATCTGTTTACGACTACCTAAGTTAAAGTCAACTAACTGTTGTCTCATAAAAGGATTTATGTTCTGTGTTGATATACATCTTTCATATTCAGCATCTGTCAAACCACGTTTAGATAGTTCTCCATCTTTCTTAATGTAAGGTGTTACTAACTTATCATCAACCCATTTAGGTTTAAAGGTAGCATGTACTTCATCTTCTATTGACTGTTTCTTTTCTCTAAGTTCAGCTAATAACATTAGAGCATGTTCAGTATTAAACATGAATCCATTTGTTTCTTGTTGTTTAATAATGTCAGCTACTCTTTGCTCAAGACTAATACATTCTTTATCAAACCCTTTACTTTCTTTTCTAAGTTGACCTAGTACTGCTGTGTTTAATTCTACATCACGTACACAATAGTCTAACATTTCTTGAGAGTAATTTAAGTAATCTGAAAACTCTATCTTATGATATCCTAATTTATATCCCCACTTCTCTAGACTATGTCCGCCTTCTCTAGAAGGATTAAATAATCTAGATAGTACAAGGGTATCTATAACAGGGATACTAGATAAGTTTACATTACTAAACTTATGCACCATTGGTATATCAAATCCTATAATGTTATGACCAATAAGAGTATCAGCTTTAGTTAATAGCTCATAGCCTTCTTGTAATTTATCTGGTGGAAATTTAAATATCTCTTTAGTATCCACATCTTGTGCAACAAGACAATGTATCTTAGTTGCGTTCAAGTCATCTGTTTCTATATCAAATACTAATTGCATTAAAATGCCTCCTCTAATCCATCATCAAATTCTATATCACTATCAGTAATCTCTGATAATCTACCTGTCTCTGAATCATATACAACTCTAGCAGCCATACCTACATCACCAGTATACCTAGACTTAAGAACTCTTAGTCTCGTAGTCCTAGCTTCTTCAGGGTCATCTGATTGTTGATTTCTTTCTAGTGCAATAACACAATCACTAAGTTGTCCGATACTATTAGAACCTCTAAGATGAGATAGAGAAACCTCTATACCATTCTCATGTCCTTTATTACCATCAACTCTACGTAAGTGTGAAACCAAAATGATTCCTGCACCAGTCTCTTCTACCAAACTTCTAAGTCTAGTCATGATAGAATCAATAGCACGTCTTTCATCTCCTTCATGAACAGCACTAACTAACATATGTAAATGGTCAACGACCACCCACTTGCAGTCACATCCTATAATCATAAAGCGAAGCTTAGTAAAGATGTCATCAATGTCGTTGGTTCCGAAATGGGAATGTACCCAAACTCTGTTTCGGTTGTCACCATCGTATAGCATATCAAACATCTTATCAAGTTCTTCTCTAGAAAACTTCTCACGTTCTTGGTCAACGTATAGTCTAGCATTAGCTTCAATAGAAAGTATACCATCAATGGTACGTCTCCAATCTTCTTCTAATGCTATGATACCTACGTTGTCTTCTGTATTTTTAATAAGATGATGTTCAAGTTCTCTTGTGACACTGGACTTACCAAGCCCTGTACCACCTGTAAGTGTGACCAGTTCTCCTTGTCTAAGACCGTACAATTTCTTGTTCAGTCCTTCATAAGGATAAGGTACGCTTTGTTTCTTCTCACGATTATGAAACTTCTCACGCTGTTCAGAAACATTTATAACACCAGAAGGTGTATAAACTTTACTAGCCCACCAAGATTCAACAAACTCTTTATGTCTGTTAGAACGAAGCATATCATTAGGGTCTTTAAACCCATGAGGGAGTGTGAGTATCTTAGCTTTGCCGGGCTTGAAAAGTCTAGCAACTTTAATAGATGCTTCTTTACCTGCCTTGTCATTATCAAATGAGATGATAACATTTTCAAAGTCATCAAAGAACTCTAAGCTTTCCTTGATATCTTTTACTGCACCATTCGCACCACGTTTAATAGATACCACAGCCCACTTAGAACCAAGTAGTTCGTAAGCAGACATCGCATCACACTCTCCCTCTGTTATGGTGACATACTTGCCACTCTTAAATAACTGTTGACCAAACAAACCTGTATCATTATAAGTACCAGATACAAAGAAGTCTTTGTTTGTTACATTACGACACTTAGTAGCTGATAGCTCATGTCCATTGTAGTAGGGATAAAAATGTTTAACGACATTACCTTGTAGGTCATGTACACATTTAACTCCATACTTAGTGGCAGTTGCTTGAGATATTTTTCTATCTGTAAGAGCAGAAAACTTACCTTCATTTACAATATCAGGTTGTTTAGTCTGTGTTGTTGTCACTGTTTGCATATCCTTTCCTCCACATGCTTTAGTATAGCTAGGCATAAACTCACCACAACTGAAACACTTTGCTGAATCATCTTCATTGATTCCTACAGCATCACTACTGTTGCAAAGTGGACAGGGTTGGTGTAGTTTATCCCATGTTTTATCCATGTTGTTAGCCCTCACTATGGATTAAGATTCTTCTTCTGTTGAATCTTCTACAGTTTCTTCAGTATCATCTTGTTCAACTACTGCTTCAGGGCTTTCCTTTAGCACAGCTTCAAGATTATTTTGATGACCTTGTGAAGCATAGTTTAAAGCTTCGACCAGTACATTCAATGTTCCTATCTTACTGATAGATACATTAGCACCTGCTCTCTTCTGTTCGTCTTCAATCTTTGAAACATCATAGACTGATTCACCATCATCATTCTTAATAGTAATTATCATATTAAAATTCCTCGTTGTCTGAACTAGCTTCAGAGTATTCTACTAAATCAGTAACCTTTACAGCTATTAACTCTGCAAACGTACCATACTTACCTGTATAGGGTTTAATCTTTACAGTCACACCAGAACCATTACCAACATTAACATCTAAGTCTGTGCCTTCAGCATCAACTAACTTAGGTGCAGGATTGGTAGTCCCATCATGCTTGTCTACTTTTCTACTGAATGAGAAAGCAGGTTCATCATACTTAGGCTGACCATCTCTGGTTCTTACCTGTGATAAACCAATACCCTCTAACTTAGTAGCAGTATCTACATCAGTCAACACAACTATTCCATACTTATGTGGTTCAAACTTAGTGTTTGGTGTGCTGACGTTAGCCCACATAGCTTTTCCTTCTACATACTCATACATATATTGTACCTCCTTTAGGTCGTATTAAGTTTTGCAATTGTATCACAGATTAACTTTCTTGTCAAGTCTTTTCTGTCTTCTTCTTGCATTATTTCTATCCCTTGTAAATTGAATAGCGGGTTGCAAGTCTTCCCATAGCTCATCAAGAGCTTGTTTCTTTTGTTCTTTGTTAAGTCTTGTAATGATTTTGATATCAGACTTCTTAGGTATCCACGTATCCCAATAGGCTTTGTCCATGTCTTTCCATGTCCAACCTATCTCTTTGTCTAGTGTTGTTGATTTAAAATATAAATTCATAATAACCCTCCAGTTAAAATGCCTTACCCTCGTTTAACATCATGAGTACACAAAGGCAAGGACTTTTTTTAAAAGTGGGTACTTTACAGTGATACCCAGCACCATTGGCATACTGAGTTTTGTTGTTTAAAGTCTGTGCAAACTCCCTCGCACATGAGGAAAAATCAGACTGTATTCACAAGGGAAGGTAATCGGTTTAGTTCTTATCCCATTTCAACTACAACCTTTTCAAGAAAGGATTTTACAGTAGTTCGAACACCTTGTAAAACTTAGTCTGGTTTTAGTGGCACTAGACCAGAAACTAGCACGATTGAATCGTATGCCTTTAGGTTCAGGAAGGTTAGTTGAGGGCTACACCCTTAGACATACCTGAATAAGTGCCTATTGTACCACAACTAACTATTATTGTCAAGCTTT